GCGTTCGCTGACTGTTGGCTGTGTCCATCGTTTCCTGATTAATCGCCTGAATCATCTTCTTAGCATCGGCCTCTGACATATTGAAAGCCTTCTGGATAGCGTGAGCCTTGCTGACAATGCCACTGGCCAAAGCCTTAGTCCAATAATCAAGCTCGTTGTTCTTGTCAGTAAAGACTCCGTCGTCCAGATTGATTGCAATCTTCTCCATTTGAGGAATTGGACCGCTATACAATCCATAAAGACTACCAAGCTCGCAAATTGAGATAATCAACTCTTTCAAGGATTGCTCGACAAGGCTGACAATACTGTTTCTCATCTGATAGGTATCCGAGTTTTCAGAAACGACCTCTGTCGCAGTCTTCAAGCTCTGCCCATCAAATGTAAACATTCCAGCTGATACACCTAAAAGCATTTCAAATAGCGCTAGGCCTTCGTTGATGGTCTTGATGTAATCATCTGCTCGAATTGCTGTCGTCAGGTCTGTGATGCTTCCGCCATCCATGTCGTTAGTAGATAAGCGCAAGTAGACATTCTGCTCTGTATCAAACCGCTTGACAAGCTGGACATCTCCGTCCTGATTAACCATTCTAGTTTCTGTCAGATTTTCAGGAACGGCCACTCGACGTTGGCCCATCTTGACTTCCCATTTGAACTCGTCATAGGTCGTATTAATGAAATCAATCGTGCTCTTGGCATTATCGAAGATAGACAGACCGAGAGGTGAATTGATGTCCTTGTTGTTCATTCCAGGAGGTTTTAGGTATGAAAAAAGCGGTCTTGTTAGACCGTCAAGTTCAACTTGTTCTTCTAGATCCTCGTAGACTTCAGCTAGAGGCACACGTCCACCGACCTGCTCAGAGTTCTCAGACCTGTATAACTCGTTAGAAATAATATACTTACCGTCATTCGCCCACTCGTGGAACTCAATCAAGGTGTAGTAAATGTTCTTCTGACCTGAAGCCTTAATCGTTTTAGTCACGATTGCAGCGCTTGAAATATCCTGCGTGTTGCTTTGTAACGGCAAAAAGACAGGCGCTTGTACGAATGACACTCGCACTCGTCCATTATCTACATAAGGCCGCATAGCAAGACCGCCCAGGGCCAAACAGCTCTCAAGATAGCGCTCAAAATTCTTGTTAAAGCGGTCATTCTTCAATGTCTCTTGAATGAATGCGTCTGCTTGCTCGTCGTCCAATTTAATCGAAGCTTGTTCATTGAATACCAGGCTTGCAATCTTCTTAGCAGCGGTCCGAGCGATTGGCAAATGGGTCGCTTCTCTTTGTTTCTTGATGCCGTCCGTATTTATGTAAGTGATTTTGTCAGCGTTGCTCTGATAGTATCTTAAATTCTCGTTGATTCGACGATACTCTGCGCTTGTCACTGCAATTTTAGGATGGTCTGTGATACTTGCTAGACTTTCTGTCGTCATTGCATACTGTCCTCTCTTAAATAGATTTTTGACAAATTGTATAATGCCCATTTACTGGCTCCTTGTTGCTAAAAATTAGCGTAACGCTTATAAAATACGTTAACACTATATCTAAATTCGTCCATTGCGTGGTTATCTTTATCAATCGGCCGTCCGTTATCATCACGGCTGTAAAGACCAATCTCTTTCAAAAAGTGATAGTGGTCGTACTCTTCTTCCTGATGATTGATAAGCAAGAACTGACCTGAAGAGATAATGTTTTGACCACGCTCAATACCTACCTCAATACCCTTCGCCTTACTGCTGACGTCATGGGCATTGTTTAAAGCCCCTCTTGTCTGAATGCCTAGCTTGTGCAATTCCTCTCGTAAGGATCTACACGCTGGGTCAATCCAGACATCGTTATAGCGCATTTGATACTTGCTAACACACCACTGAATGAATGCTCGAAGCTCGACAGCGTAGGTGGACATAGCCTTTATTTGGCCAGTTTCAGCCCCGCTATGGTAGTAATGAGCTACACGGTTAAGTCTGAAGAATGTCTTGTTATTCTCTCTGTGCTTAGTAACAATGTTACATGACATTGAAGTGGCGTCAGATTGCCCACCATCGCCGTTGAAGTACATTTCCATAGGTTCGCCGACTAAACTATCCTTGATGTTCTTATCAAGATCAAATAGGCCATAAATAACGCCCTGAGGCATCACCCTCTGACCAAGTACGTCTCTCTTGTAGAGATAAGGATTTTTCTTCAGCGATTGAATAATAGATTGCTTACGCTCTTCTGACAGAATGGGATTGTCATCCATGGTCCAATGCGTCCAGCGTGTATTTTGGACGTCAAAGACATCCTTAATAACTGGATGTTGTGGTGCTGGAGGGTTTAGGTCAGCTAGATGGTATCTGAGCTTAGCAGCCCACGTCCTTCTGAATGCTTCCTGGATAAAATCCATATTCAGCAGGTTAATTTCACAAAAGACTACTGACCCTAAAGACATACCAGTGATAGCACCTACACTGTTGGCTTTACCGCCCCCTTTGTAATAGACACGCTTGGTTCCGTTGGGCGTATCAATTAAGAGGTGGTCTCCGTGCTCATCATGCTTGATTTTACAATTGCCATCGAAGATGTGCATTAGACCTGTGCCGTCACCGTCAATGAATAGACGGTAGGCTTGCTCTTGATTGTATGCAGCTATAAGATGGTTCTCGTCTGGTGACTCAATCAAGTATCTTGCATACCTAAAATGACCAGCGGTTGTCTTGCCGCTTCGAGGCGTGCCCTCGTTGACCTCAAGCTCATAGTTGAACGGTCTACGAATGATGTTGAGTTGTTTGCTTGAAAAATCAATCTTCAACCTCATCACCACCTTTTACCGCATTTAAGAGAGCTTCCATGAGAGTAGTATCGGACTTAGAGTCTTGATTTCTCTCAATCTTGATTTTGAGCAATTCAATCTCTTGTCTGATTTTCTCATCTGTCAACTCAAAGTCTTTCCACGCCATATTGTTCATGCCATCCAAAGCTGAAAGAAAGGCATTTGAATTAGCTTGTCTAATACCTTCATTCTCAATGCTGGCTCTGGCCTTGTTCTTCAGCCATTCATACTCATTGAAAGCCTGCTCTCTGGACCATAAGGACATATTAGAGAACTGTTTGAGTAACTCACGATACCTAACCCTTACCTCACCCTTATTGAAAATAGCAGATGCTTTATTGTCAACTACTGCATCGCTCATTTTTTCGGCTTTGTAAGCCTGTCTATATGCTTGTCTTTGAGATAGTCCGGAGATTATCCCTTGGACAAATAGCTCTTGTTTTGGGGTTAATTTATCCACTCACCGGACTACCTCCTTTCCGACAAAATAAAAAGCCACTCAAAGAGTGACTGTATGCGGTAAGTGGGTGCCTCCCCCACCAGAGCCTTATATAGCGCTACTTTATCTCTGTCCTACAGGTTAATTAGCCTAAATCTAATTACCGCCCTGTACCCCTATTGTGATAGCTACTCACAGAGATACAATTGGAACGACAGGGATCGAACCTGCAACCAATAGATTAAAAGTCTACCGCTCCACCAATTGAGCTACGTTCCAACTGCAAGTAGACTACAGACTTGCGTGTTAATTAGAAATTACTTTCTTTTTTTATTTTGTGTAGTCTTTTTTTGCGATATTAAAACATCCTACTCTATCGCCACTGGTAACCCAAGCCAGCAGTTTTTCAGAAGCTTTTCTAGGTCGTTGCCTAAGGTGCCTTTGTTTAATTCTTGATACTACCATTCTAACAGATTATCGTTACAGTGCACATCAAGATTATTTTGATTAACACATATTCTCAAGATATTCTCAAGATATTCTCAAGATAACTCAAGAAATTCCAAATTATTCCAAAATTACCTCCAGCTCCTCAATAGCAACCTTACGCATGCTGTAATACGAGCTCTTGCTGATTGATAACTTATCACAAATATCCTCGATATACGTTTTAGTAATATATGTCATTCTTAGGATTGCCCTGTATTTTGGATTTTTAAGCCTGTTGATCATTCTACCCAATTCAAGTTTCCTGTTAATAACTTCCTTGGTGTCCTGTTCTATAGCTTCTTTCATCACGACAAGCTGAGTATAGACATCATCAACTTTTTTAGCTTGACCACCTTGGACTTTTACATCAGTCCACTTCGGACTTGAGAGCAAACCAGCCTCAAGCTCATTGATTTCATCTATACGGCTTTGAATGTCCATATCCAGGTCTTGTAATTCTTTCAATAGCTCTTTAGCCTTGTTCACTCTCTATCTCCTTTGTGGTATAATAGTCTTTGCGAGAACTACTAGCTGAGGCAGAGAGTGCCTTGGCTTTTTTAGTACTGATTAAGAATTTTTACAACTTTAATTAGCGGTAACGGCACTCTGATTTGTTTTTCTTCGTATGAGAAGAACCTAGGAATTTTGAAAGTAATTAGCGTTTCACTTATTCCAGTTTGAACCATTGTGTCAATGAGGTCAACCAACCTACTATCAAAAGCAGTATAACTCAGCATGATAAACCTTGGCATTTCTTTTCTTACAATTCTGATTTTTCCAGTGTAGGGTCTTCTTTTGGGTTTCATTTTTGACCTCCTTAATGAGCTTTAAAGTTATACACTGGCTTCAAGTGATGTTTTATCTCCACTGTTGGCCAGATTGAAGAAATAATCAACTGAGCTGGTTTATATGCTCCAGGGGCTTCATCCAGCGTTTGCAATCCTACTGATGAGGTGTAAACATCTTTCATCTGCTTTTGATAATCTTCTAGTTTGATTGATTTTCTAGCTGCTTTCCGAGAAAGAAGGCGGCCAGCGCCATGAGGGGCTGAGAAATTCCAGTCGGCGTTCCCTTTTCCTACACAAATCAAAGAACCGTCACGCATGTTCAATGGTATGATCAGCAATTCTCCTTCTTGCGCTGATGTAGCGCCCTTTCTGATAATACCATTGACATCATCAATGTTGTTATGAACCGAATCAAAGAGAAAACTGGATTCCCAACCCATTTCTGTTGCAATATTATGGAGCATAACCTGTCTTGACAACGCTGCATATTGGTCGGCCGATCGGATGTCATTCAGATAGTCTTGAAGCAATTCCCCTTCTAGGTATGGGATTTCTGGAAAATTCTGGCTGTTTTTGAAAGACATGATTTCGGACTCAATATCTTTTTCCCTTCCTAGCTCTTTCAAAGAAGAAATGATCTCCTTGATTTCTTCGCTATGGTCAGAATGATATTTCTTGGCAATTCGTTCATGATGTCTTGCAATTTCAGCACCAAACGACCTTGAGCCAGAATGGACAGTCAGCCAGTAGTTCCCTTCTTCATCAACCGACAATTCTATGAAGTGGTTTCCTCCTCCAAGAGTTCCAAGCCCTTTTTTATGCTGTTCTACTTTCTCTGGGGCAAAAGACAGTGAACTAATAAGGTCATCTATGTTCCTTTGAGGAATTGCGTGCAACCTGTTCCCAGCTGGGACTACCTGATGAACTACTTTATCAAGTTTTTTTAGGTCAATATCCTTTTCGGTGATTTTGACCGACATCATTCCACAACTCAAGTCAACACCTACCACTTGAGGAGCAATCTTCCATTCAGACCTATCATCTGGAAGTTTGATAGTTGTTCCAATAGTTGCCCCTTTGCCAAAATGAGTGTCAGGCATAATTCTGACAGTAGCTCCTTCTGTTATAGCTTCATTGAGCATTAGTTCAATTTGGTTTGATGTGACATCATCAATCAAATTTGTAAAAACTTTGGCTGTTGTGTTTGAACCTTCAATAATTTTCATTTCGCTTCTCCCATCTTAACTTCCTCTTTTCTTCAAATACTCAGGGATCGGGTCACCAACTTTGAGGTTCTCGTACTGCTCTTTGGTAATCAAAAACTTACCATAAGCCTCAGCCG